GTGTCAATCCTGGCATAAACCACTGAATAAGGAACCCAAGAACACCTATGAACTATATGCTCACCTTCACTATCTTTAGTCTACTTTTGATTGCGATTGATAGCTTGCGATTAACCTCGTCAGATACCAATCGGCCTTCTGGAGGTCTTCCAAGGACTTCCCTTTCCTCTCGTACCTCCACAGATACTTGAGGCAGTTACCCTTACAATAACCATTGAATGCTTCAGGGGTCATTGATTCTTCAATAGCCTCTATGCACTCTATCTTGCCACTGTAGTGGTCAGGGTGGTTGACCATGTCTATCTCAGTATGGCTGCCACCCTCTTCTTCCTCGGCTACCAGGGCTTCATACTTTGATGTTATTGCAGGGAATTTCTTTCTTAGGTTATCCCAGTCTTGTGGGGTTGCATCGTTAATACTCATACTAATCGACTCCTTAATCTTTCTTGGGAAAGGACATCAGCTTTAGTTTCTAACCTGGGCCAGACTGTATCTCTGTTAGGTTTTCTAGGTACCTTCTCTTTGATTTGTGTTCTGTATATCAAGTCATCAGTAACTATGTCGTGCTTGTATATCCTGTTCTTTAGAGTGTTGTAGACGATGCCAGTGATGTTTGCTATCTCTCTGTAGGTATAGAACTCACCGTCCTCAAACCTAGGGTCATCGCCTTCATATTTGAATTGTCTTGTAGCTGCCATGTATTGCTCCTTAATAACATGGGACTAACTGCCGCAGCTATCACACTGCTGCAGCATTAGCCATTCTTCTTCTGTGATGCCAGTCATGATGAACTCACGCTCTGTGGCTGTTAGGTGTGGACATACATCCTGGATAAGCTCACCTGCTTTCCATCGCCTTAGCTGCTCAGTGGTTATGTCGATATCACGTTTATGTAAGGCACCAGTGACCTTTGACTGTCTCTCGATAATCATCGTCCTGGCTCCCACATATTGATAACTTCATTGTCTGCATCCCAGTCGCACCACCTAAGTATTCTGGCGCATCTGCTCTGGACTATTGCATCCTCTCTGGTAAGCCCTGCCTTGCTGTAAGCCTGTGCTACAAGCTCCCAACTAGGGTGATTACCTAGGACCTTCTCAGCGGTCTTAGGACCTATCCTGGGGCATCCTGAGTAGCCATCTGTAGCATCACCCATCAGACACTGCATATAGAACCAATGGTCTGCTTCCAGGTCTTTAACCTGTAGCATCTCATCAGCCATAGGTCTGTAGAGTTTGCCTGGGATGGTCTTCATGTCTTTGTCATCACTGACGATGACTGTAGGCTTAGTCTTTGCAGACTGAAGAATACCCATGATGTCATCAGCTTCTAGGGTGTCTTGCCAGTGGCATGGATAGTTCTCCTTTGCCCACTGGACCAAGGCTTTGTAACCGACTGGTTTTCTGGTCTTCTTTCTGTTGCCTTTATAGTCTGGCAGCACAGTCTTTCTGAAGTTGCTGCCTTCGGTTAAGCACACCAGTATTTCATCGCTGCCTAAGCGTTCCTGGAACTCTTTTATCCTGGAGGCAAACATTCGTTTTGCAGCAGCCAGGTCAGTTGTCAGGGACCATATGTCATCACCCCAGTCGACCTCTTCTTCACAAGATGAGCAAGCCTGGTACAGGTAGATATCACCATCGATGAGCAGCGTTGTTTTGGTGTCACATAAGTTGTTCAATACGTTCATCTAACCCATCCTTAAAATCTAAGCCTTCTTCAGTAATCATCCACTGGTTACTAAACATCTCGTAGTCGACTTCGGTTGTTATTAGTCCACGACTAGCGCAGACAGCGATGTGCCAGGCAGCTTTCCTGGCTATGTTTGATTTGACTGTGAACGGTTCTCTGGATGCTTTGTCTAGGACAATCCAGAACGCCATGAGCTGCTCTAAATCGTTTTCTAAATCACAGTCATCAGTGGGTGTCGCTCCAAGTTGCTCCAACGGAAAATTCTGCTTCGATTGGGAGTTGGACGTTGAAAGCTCTTCCTGTTTCTTCCGCCATTCTTCTAGTGATATCACCGACATGGTTTGCTACCTCTTCAGTTCTACACGCAAACTGAACCTCGTCATGAATCCAACCCATGATGTAGGCATCAAGCTTTTGTGCAGTAAGTTCTTTATCCACCAGGGCAACCCATTGCTTACATAGGATTGCACCTGCTGACTGTAGAAGTTGAGACAGACATCGATGCTCTGACCTCACGAACAGCTTTCTGCCGTCCATGCCTTTGAGATATCCACGCTGATATGCTGTGTTCAATTCTTGTTTTAGTTTTTTAAATGCAGGTACGTTCTTGTCAAAGTCAGCTTTTAGACGTTTACCATCTTTAGCTGTACCTCCAACAATCTTGCCTATAAGACCATCCCCACCCCCATAGAGAGTGGCATAGATAAATGTCTTGGCTTCGTCCCTTGTCTTGAGTCCTGCTGCTTTTTGGTTATAGGTATGAATGTCACCTGAGAGTATCTGCTCGGCATACTCCCCATCATCCTGTAAGTAATGTGCCAGGCACCTAAGCTCTAAACCAGAAAGGTCAGCACCTACCAGGCACCATCCTTTAGGGGCAGTAAATAGGTCTCTACACTTCTTACCAAAGGCTGCCCTGGTGCTAGGAACTTGGGCGAGGTTAGGATACCGATGACTTGCTCTGCCGCTGATAGTGCCACCACTGATGATACTGTGTCGCAGCTTACCGTCCTTACCACAGACCTTCATCCATGCCTGGCTGCCTTCTGCTAGTTGAGCTATTCGCTTTTGTACCAGGAAGAACTTTGCAAGCTTCTGTGCTTCTGGATATGGCAGCTGTGATAGTACAGTCTCGTCTACCTTAGCTTCTCCACTGGGGGTGAAGGCTTTAGGTTTCCATCCATATTTCTTAACCAGGCAGAAGTGGATATGCTTTCTAGAGTTAGGGTTGAACTCGACTACCTTAACCTTAGTAAACGGCTCTCCTTTAACGTATCCACGAGTCTTGTTGTTTACCTTGGGGATGAACTCTGTACGTATCTCCCAGGGCTCAAACAGCTCATCAAGCTCCTTCTCAAGCTCAATACGAATAGAGGCCAGTTCTGCATATAACTCACCTGCTGCCTTAACATCGAATGTCCAACCATTGTTACCAATGCGGTTACACACCTCAGCTAACTCATGCTCCAGGTCAATAGAACGACCAGAGAAATCCTTACTGTCTTTCATAAGCTTTTTGTAGAGCTCATAGGTCACTCTTACATCTTGCTCACAGTAGTCGAGCATATCTTGGTTACACTCTTCCCAACCGCCTTCATAGTCACCCTTCATGGTTCCCATACGAAGACCCCAGGCCTTGAGTGAATGGCTGCCCCACATACGTTTTTGAAAGCCATCTGGCAGCGATACTGAAACAGCATCATCATTCATCAAGTCAGCTGAAACTAACCTGGATAGAACAAGGGTGTCAGTTATAGTGCCTTTAGGCTGCCAACCTGGGTAAACCTTTTGTAGTGCAGGGATATCAAAGTTAATGATGTTGTGACCAATGATTTCATCAGCTTCTGCAAGTAGCTCTAGTGCAGCAGCAATACCTTCTGGTCCGTGGTAGATTTGTGAAGCGTTTTTACGTCTATCCCCAGTTTCCGTGTCGAGGATAGCGATGCAATGAATAGTGTCTAATTGGTCGAGTAGTCCATTACTCTCCAGGTCAAATATTAAACTCATGAGTCTAAAGACTCTACAGCTTCACCGTAGTAGTACTTAGCAATTTTAACTGGCTGCTCATACCTAGTTTCTACTTTAATCAAATCGTTTTTAATGGGATGACCTTTCTTTCTAAGGTCAGATATTCTTGATGCTAACTTAGTAATACCGAAGTAATTAAAAGCAGTCATACTAGTAAGGGTGTTGCCTTCTTTAAGATAAGACAGAATCTTTTCTTCTTGTGTCATAAATACTCTCCAGGTCAAATACTAGGCTCACAGAGCAAGCTCATGTTGTTTAGCGTTTGCTTTATGTGCCACGTTAGAATCAAGGCTCCAAGAACCAATGATGGTCGGCTTACCGTGTCTGTTAGTGACAGGTATGTCGTGCCTGACTACTGGGTAGCCTTCTTCTTTAAGCTTGTGAATGACTGCTGAAATACGAGTAATACCCATGTTCTTAATCGCGTAAAAACTAGTAATGCTTTTTCCTGTCTCCAGGTATGATAAAACTGAATCTTTCTGACTCATGATGTGTCTCCTTAGTGATTTCGATGTTTTAAAAACGACTAGTATCGTTGTCGGTATCGATTAACCGACCTGTGTCTCTGTTGTATTGGAGTCTCCCTGCCCAACCTACCTGGCCAGTGAAACGGTTTTTAAGGACTACAATGTCCCTGGTGTCATCTGTAGGGTCCTCAGCGTTAACCTGAAGGCCTAGACAGAAGTCTGCTAACTGAGCAATAGAGTGGCTGCCACGTAGCTGCGATAGCTTTACCTTGGCACCATTCTCATGCCCATCACCCTGGGGACGTGTAAGGTGGCTTACCAGGAACAATGTGATTCCTAGCTCCTGGACCATCGTCCTGAGTGTTGTCATGATTTGGTCGATAAGCCGCCTTTCGTCAGTGACTTGACCAGTGATACCTGAGACCAGGATGCTGATGTGGTCTAGGAAGATGTGAGTACAGCCCATAGCTTTTGCCATGTACTGAATGCGGTTGACTACTACGTCTAATGAAGTTGAACCAAAGTGATTAAACAACTGAACATCGCCATCCTTAAACAGCTCGTCATGGCCTTGTAAGACCTCTTCTTTGGTAGCGCACTCATAGTCTTGGACAATGTTCTTATCCAGGTGAAGACCAATGAGGCCTCTCACGGTGCGTTTGTTTTCTTCTTCTAGCATCAACATACCGACCTTCTGTCCATTGTCATGAAGGTGGTAAGCGAACTCGGTTATTAAGGTACTTTTACCTACACCAGACCCTGCACAAATAGTTACCAGGGTGGCAGGTCGAATACCTTTAGTTATATCGTTGAGCTTTTTGTAGGGGTATCTGACCAGGGATTCCTCGTCAGTTTCTGCAATAGTATTTCTCAAGTCAGAAGAGCTAATGA